GGCTACGAAAATCGCAGTCTGGGAAAAAGTGTGTTGCAGGATGCCCTGGACGAATATAAGCGAGTTGTGCTTGATGTTTACGAAAATAAAAAGCGGATAGAAAACGGTGCGGTGTCGGAGTTGGATGCTGTGAACTTAAATGATGTGATGTAATGAGAACAGAAAAAGAAAAAAGAAAACATGCTAGATATATGCGGGAATACCGCAAGAGGAACCCAGATAAGAAAAAGAAGGCGGACAGAAAATATTATCTATCCCACAAACCGGAGCATAATACACACAGTAGGTTATACAATAAAAGGCACCCATTGAAAAGAAGGGCACACCATAAAATAAGCAATGCAATTAGAGACGGGAAATTAAAAAGACCAAAATACTGTAGTGACTGTAAAGGTGCCCTCAAAATAGAGGCCCATCACCCTAATTATTTAAAACTTACAACTATAGTGTGGCTGTGCCAAAGATGCCACAGAAAATTACATAACTCATGACCCAAACCTATCAGGAAATATTACGTTCCGTGGGATACCCCGAAGATATTCTCGTCGTTGACTTTGAAAGTTTTTACGACACTGATTACTCCCTAACGAAAATGTCCACAATAGAATATATCTGCGACCCGCGGTGGGGATGTTTGGGGCTGGGGGCGTTATTTTTTGATAAATCAGGGCTATTCCCATTTTGGGTAGAACCTGGACACATTAAAGCATTTAATAATTCGAGAGCGTGGAACGAACACACAGTCGTCGTCAACAACGCTTTCTTCGACATTACTGTTCTCAAAGAAAAATATGGAATCGTTCCTAAATATATAATAGATATAAAGGATTTAGCGAAGCACTACGATGCCCGCATGTCCCACAAGCTAAAAGATTTGGCTAAAATGTATAAACTGCCGCCAAAAGGGGATACGGCACAATTTAAAGGGCTTCATTGGAAAGACTTCACACCGGAATTAAAACAGGCAATGTGTGATTATAATAAAACAGACCTGATGGACATATTTGAGATGTTTAAAATTTTACTCCCACTACTGACTAACCCAGAAACAGAATTAAAACTCGCAAGGCATACACTGGATTTATATTTAAACCCGCGGATAAAATTCAATGTAGAAAAGGCAAAAGATTTACAGGCTGATATGATAGTGGAAGAGCTACACGTTGTTCAGGAATCAGGTGCAACAGGAAAAGAGTTATCAGGAAATAAATCCTTTGTGGAATTACTTACTGCCGCATTGCCAGCAGACGAGCTAATCCCCATGAAGCAGGGGAAAAACGGAAACATTCCTGCTCTCGCTAAAAACGACGAGGGATTAAAATATCTTCTCGCTCATCCTGATGAAAAAGTCCGCAACCTCGTCCGCGGGCGACAGGCCGTAAAATCTTGGCCGCTCCACATTAAGCGAGTAGAGAACCTAGGCAAACAGGCCGCGGTCAGCGGCGGTCTGCTCCGCATACCGCTGAATTATTATGGTGGCCATACAGGACGCTGGGGTGGTACAGAAAAGATAAACCCGCAGAATTTTGGAGGCAAAGGCCATGGAAAAGGAACACACGCACTCATTCGGGCGGTCAGAGAATTACTCTGTGCACCTGAAGGAACCCAGTTTATTATCGCGGATTCTGCACAGATTGAAGCCCGCATCCTGGCGTGGCTCTCCGGCCAAAACGACCTGCTCGAAGGGTTTAAAAATGGAGAGGATATTTATTCACGGTTTGCTACATTATTATTTGGTACTGAGGTCAGAAAATCCGTGGAGACTGATAATGATACCGATAGAAAGACACTCGATGTCAGACGAGGATTTGGAAAAGACGCGATTCTTGGATGCGGGTTTGGTATGGGGGGTAAAAAGTTCTATCAGAGATGTCTGGAAAATGACGAGCTTCGGCCTATATTTGATTCTGGTGAGTTTAACTTCGATTTTATTGATAGTCTTATTAAAACTTATCGGCGTACTTATTCGAGGATACCGGATTTTTGGACGGCTGTGGAAAAATGTTTTAAGGAAGTAATAAAATATCCTAATCAACCTATTAGTATCCTTTCTGATAATATAGACCACTGGCCTGGAATAGCTATAGACCCCGCGATAAAAAACGCGTTATTAAGTTTTTGGAACCACAATGGCACCGTAAATCTCCAGCTTCCTTCAGGCCGTGTACTTTATTACAGACACACCCGATTAAACAATGAGGGCCAGATTAAATGGCAATGGGGAAACCTGTGGGGTGGTTCTATAACGGAGAATATCGTTCAGGCTGTTGCCAGAGACCTATTGGGTTATTGGATTCTGGAATTGGAAAAAGCAAAACTTCCTGTGGTTTTACACTCGCATGACGAGGTTGTGATTTTATCAGATTTGCCGAAAATGGGTTTGCGGGTTGCCAAAAATATTATGAAATCGAAACCAGCGTGGGCAGAGGGTTTGCCGCTGGATGTGGAAGGGGTAATATCAGATGTCTATAAAAAATGACACAATAAACGTAGGAGACACTGTGATATTTGACCAGTTTGCTAAAGTTATAGCTATTGAACCGGGCAGCGACGACAGTTTTGAAAGAAGTGTGCTCTCGCTTGAAATAGAAAAAGGCTATGTGGTTAAAGTTTTGGCTGGCGGGGTGAAAAAGATTTAATGCCTAAAAAATATACTAAAGCCGATAAACTCAGAGATTGCTACACAGTTTTTAAATGCTTGCTTACTGGAGAAAAAGTGAAACGAGAAACCCATAAGGATGGTTCGATACCGACACACCCGATTTTCGATGGGCTACCGGAAAAACCCGAATCAGAAGTACTCGCTGATTGTATTGCGTGGTGCAAGAAAAACGGGGTTTTAGTGTGGAGAAATAACACAGGTTCTGGTACGTTGGGAATCAGCGGGTATTACCACTATGGAATTACCGACGGTGGAGACCTGATTGGTTTGCTTCCTACGGGGCAGCACATAGAAATCGAGTGTAAGGCATCGAAGGGTGGCCGTTGGTCTGCCGGCCAGATGGCGAGGAAATTGGAGATAGAAAAAAGCAACGGGATTTATATGTTGGTACATTCCGTTGAAGAACTGGATTACTATTATAATATTTGGCTGGAAAGAAAATAATATGCAAATTCTATCAGCAACACACATAGGAACTTTTAAAGCATGCCCAGAGCGTTACCACAAACGATACGGGCAAGGAATAATTCCTATTGAGGACACAGACTCGCAGCGGTATGGTACGTCGTGGCATAAGATACAGGAAATAGTAAACCTGAATCCTGGGGATAAATGCCCTGATTGTAAAGACAAAGTGGATAGAAGAGAGTGTCCTATTTGCGGAGGTCACGGTTTCGTGGACGACGGCGGCATGGACGCGGTAATCAGATATTTAAACCATGCCTACGCTACGCCGCCTATAAATAAAACCCCGGAGGACGCTGAAGTAGAACGAATAACCCTGTTGTATTCCCTGATAGGATATAACTGGTATTACGGTGGTGGGGCAGATTCCGAAGGCCCGTTGGCTAACAGCACGCAGCACATGAATGTTGTTGCCCAGGAACTAGCATTTTCTCTCCCGCTGAAATCTCCGTTCTCGCAGAGAAAATTACCGCGGGTTTGTGTGAACGGAAAAATAGATAAGATTCTTTCTGATAGCCGCGGGGTTTTTATCAAAGAGTTAAAATCAACAAGTAATTCCGTAGAGCCTGACTCTGATTATTGGAGACATCTTACGCTGGATACACAGACACTATTATATATGTGGGCGGGAAGACAGTTGGGTTATCCCGATATTCAGTTGCTCTATGATGTTTGGCACAGGCCGCAGATTAGGCCGAAGATGTTGACTCAGGCTGAGAGTAAATCGTTTGTGGAAACGGGGGATTACTGCGGGCAGAAATTCGAAGTGAGAACTGAAGGAGATAACACCCATGAAGTAGCTGTTATAAATGGAACATCTGCCGAAATAGAACCCGGTAAAAAAGAAGGAACCTTTGCTTTGCGGGAAACCCCCGAAATGTTTGGTGCCCGCTTACTACAGGATATTACGGAGCGACCCACGTTTTATTTCTGCACGAAGGAAATTGCCCGCACCGATGCTGATATACAGCAGTTCGAGAAAGATTTATTTAATATGTATAATACTATCAGGACGATGGATAAAACTAATGCCTGGTGGTGTAATGAAAATAGCTGCGAAAATAAATACAAGTGCCCGTATATATCTCTGTGTTATAATCATGTAGTCATTAACCCCGAAAATCCCCCGCAGGGATTTGAATGTACCAGAAAGGAAAAATAATATGAGCGATGATAATCCTCTCTGGGGATGCAGACCGTGGAAGTTATTTCCTGAGATGTATCCAGAGATGTATAAGAAAAAGAAAAAGGCCAATAAACCCCGTAAGAAAGTGAGTAAATAATATGGAAATTCCTAAAAGAAAACCCCCTGAAAAAACAACGAGTTTGCCGTCCGTTCCCAAGAGAACTATCTCCTCGACCCAGATAGCAAAACCCGCGGCCTCTGCCACGCCGAAGAAAACATTTTCCGTGGCTTCTATCAGGCCGGAATTTGCCGGAGAAAAAGTTCTTCTCTATGCTGATACCGGCATGGGAAAATCAACTCTTTCAGCCCTTAGCCCTAAATCTGTGTTCTTAGACCTTGATAATGGCTGCACTAAACTAAGGCATCCGGTTACAGGAGAACCCCTGAAAATTATTCCTGGGGTAGAGAGCTTTGCCGATGTGCGTGCCGTGTTGCAGCAGCCTGATATTTTTAAGGACTTTGACACTGTAGTAATAGATAATGTCACTGTCCTTCAGGACATGGCAGAACAACAGGTGTGTAAATCAATACCTATGAAGGGTGGGCAGTATGCCTCTAATATTGAGGGCTACGGCTACAAGGAAGGTTACAAACATCTTTATGATATCATGCGATTTATCCTCCAGGATTGCGATGCCCTCGCTCGACAAGGGAAAAATGTTGTCCTGATTGCCCAAGCAAATCCGAATAAAATCGCTAATCCCGGCGGAGAAGATTTCTTGTGCCAGGGGCCAAGGCTCTATGCGGGAAAACCCTCAATAGAATCCCTGTTCTGCGAGTGGAGTGACCATATACTTTATATAAACTATCAGGACGTCACAGTGTCGAAGCAGAAAAAGGCCACGGGAGGCTCTGTGCGGGCGATATACACGCAGCCTGAGGTTTACTTCAGGGCAAAGACCCGGCAGTTAAAATCAGGTAATTTCCTGCCGCCGATGATTTCGTTTGCAGATATGCGGGATGATTCCCTGTGGAAATTTATGTTCGCGGAAGGGAAATAAAAATGGCAATACAGCTAAAATCGAGTAACGAACCAGGGAGAAACGAACCGTGTCCGTGTGCGAGTGGGCTAAAATTCAAAATGTGTCATGGCGACCCTATGAAACGTGCCGTGTGCAACCGTGTGGCCAACGAGAAAATGTGTCAGTTAATCATGGACGAGAAAAAACGCCGAGGATTAACCAAGATGAGATACACCTGTGATATCTGCGAGAAACAGTTCGACGAAACGGTTCCTGGGGTAATCTCCACGGAACCGCTAACACCGTGTTGTAATAGTCCGTCGTTCACAGAAAATAAACCAGAAGAAATTAATAAGGAGCAAACCAATGAGAATTAGTAATGCAGGAACGTACCGCGGGAGAGTTTTAAACGCGGCAGTAAATTCATCGAAAAATGGGTTTCCGCAACTCGCAGCAAATTTAGTCGCTGATGAATTCTGGGACACAGACGGAGAACAACCCGCGTGGGTCGGCCTCCAGGATAAACCTGAAATTGACACCTATATGGTTTTGGTAGATGGTAAGGGCGATAAAACTCTGAATTGTAAACAGGTTGAGACTGTGCTTGGCTGGGACGGAGTTAGCCTCGTTGATTTGGATAACATGGAATTCGCTGAAAAACAGGTTCAGTTCCGCGTTGAAGAACGGGAGTATAACGGTAAGCAACAGATTCAGGTAACTTGGCTTTCCGAATACGATGCTATTCCAGGCCGTAAGGTTAGCAAACTGGAACCTGATGCCGTAAAAGCAATGCAAGCGAAATTTGCTAAAGCCCTCGGTGGAAAATCTATGAAGCCCGCGGTTGCACCGAAAGCTACGCCCGCAGTTCCGGGTAAAAAGCCCGCGGTTCCGGTTGTAAATCCGGTTGTAGCTCCGGGAAAAGTACCCATGAGAAAACCCACGACCCCAAAAGTTCCGGCTGCACCTGGCGGTAAATGCAGCATGGAAGAGGCATTTGCTTACATAACTAACCAGGAACTCTGGCAGAAAGATGTTGACCAGAAAAAGGTCGAGGATACTCGGCTCTGTGTGATTGAGGAAATCGCCGGAAATAAAGCCGATGCCGATATTACTCCAGACGAGTGGTATAAGATTAAGGAAAAAGTAGCGAGCTTGGTGTTTGTGTTTTAACTGAAAAGGCAGGAAAATATGACAACAGAAAATGTACGCACTAAAATAGAAAAAACATTTATACTATCTTCTTATGAAGGCGGGTGCCACAGGATAAAAGGATATGTGGATGAGGGTGAGGCATCTTTCTCTGCGAGTCTTTCGCCTTTGCATCTTATGATTAGTGCTTTTAAATATAGGCCGCTTGGTACACATATCAAGGTAACTATGGAAGAAGTGGATTAGCCCCCGTATTTATCGGTGGCGTGATAAATACGTTGATTGGCCGCTGCCTGTCGGCCTGACCCAACAGGCATCTATTTTTCCTTAAAGGAGATTTATGCCCGATAAGCCAAACTTATCAGAGCTACATAATAAATTTAAAAACAACGTGCTCCGTTTCCCAGGGATTTTAAAATTACTCTCTGAGGAACTCGGAGTAACCATAGAGTCTCTTCAGCTTTTAGAGGTGGGGTTTTACCCAAAACACCAGTCCTGGATTTTTCCTGAGCGTGATGAAACCGGAAAAATTATCGGCCTGATGGAGCGGTTCGACAACGGGAAAAAATTAATGCTGCGTGGCAGCGAATCGAAGCGGGGTCTAACCTACGTTTTAAATAACCAGGATACAGGAGAAAAATATGTCAGCGGGAAACATAACTGGATTAGAGTTAGCAAAGAACAGCCATGTCCTCTTTGTGGGAAAGCGGACGGATGTCTTTTACCTGCGGCGAATCCCGATAACCCAGGTGCAATCGTTTGTGTTCATATATCCAAAGGAAGCGTTAAGACACTCGAATTGGGACATCTCCATATTCTTAGACCACAATCCAATTATAGTAAAGGCCAGAAGACAGTTCTCATTCCCTCTGAATCGCCCATCTTGGTTGTTGAAGGTGCTTCTGATGTTGCCGCTGGTCAGGATTTGGGTTTCACAACTGTTGGTAGACCAAGTGCAGAAGGCGGTATCCCCCTATTGCGGAATTTACTCGCTGGGAGAGATGTTGTAATCATTGGAGAAAATGATTCCGGTGCCGGCGTAAAGGGTATGGAATCTGCTTTCGCTGCCCTGAAGGATATTTGTAAGAATGTTGTTAAAGTTTTACCCCCCGAAGGTGTGAAAGATTTACGAGCGTGGAAAAACCAACACGGGCTTATAGCAGAAATCCTAAAGGATTATATTTTAAAATCTGGTAATAGTACCAGCAACCCAGATATCTTTGAGGACGATGTGGCCTCAACGATTGCCGAAGCATGGATTAAACAGGAGAAAATGAAAAATGGACACATCCTTATCAGAAATTATAAACAACAGTGGGTCGAGTTCACTGGAAAATGCTATGACCAGATAGACATGGACACACTTAAAGGGCAAATATATAGCTTTCTTTCGGGGAAGAACTATTATCACAAATCTCTAAGTGGTGATATAACTGTCCAACCCTATAAACCTACAAGTGCAAAAATACGTGATATAATAGACGCAATGACCAATAAAGATTTTGGCCTGTGGTGCCCCCCGAAAGTCGTGGCCCCAATTTGGTTCACCGACAAACCCCGCCCCGCTCCTCTAGATTTGATGACCTTTCAAAATGGGATTTTAGATTTCCGTGAATATCTCGAAGGAAAAATAGTTTTATATGACCCCACGCCAGAATTCTTTACCACTTATGTATTACCATACAACTTCGATGAAAACGCAGAGAGTATGATATGGGATAAGTTTTTGGGAGAAATTTTTAACAATGACACAGAAAAAATAAGACTACTTGCTCAATGGTTCGGCTATAATTGTGTCCCCGATAGGTCATATGAAAAATTAATGCTGTTTCATGGTAGGACTTCTTCAGGAAAGTCAACGGTATTGGACGCGTTCCAGGCTATGATAGGAGAGAGACAATGTTCTTCAACTTCTTTCACCACTATGGCGGGTGAATTTGGAAATTCCCTTCTTCTTGGCAAACTGTCTATTCTTGTTGGCGACGCAAGAAGCCCGCGAAAAGGAGAAGCCGAGGTAGTTTTAGAAAAATTGCTTAGTATTGTTTCTGGTGATAAAATAGCCATAAATCAAAAATTTAAGGACATAATAAGTGGTCGGCTCCCCTGTCGTTTTACAATTTCTATGAATGAGTTGCCCGCATTTACAGACCACGCAAGGGCACTTGAACGAAGATTAAATATTATAACCTTTGAAAACAGTTATGAGGGTAGGGAAGATTTTTCCCTAAAACCTAGATTAGAGCAAGACGCAGCAGCAGGAAAATTAATTAACTTCGCCCTACGGGGACTAAAAGACCTGCGACTTTCAGGGAGGTTCTGCATACCAGGGGCATCGAAAGAAGCCTTTTTAAATTATAGAGATATAGCCTCACCCACGTTTGCCTTTGCGAATGATTGTATAGAACTGGTTAAACCACCTGAAGACCCTGAAAGAGCATGGGTTTCTAAAGACCAGTTGTTTGATTTGTGGAAACTGTGGTGCATAAATCAGGGAAGACAGCATGGGTTCAAGGAAAGTTTCTGCCGGAATTTTTTGGCCACGTGCCCGCAGATAATTGTTAGCCGCAGGAATATGGGCGGGCTGCGTGTGTACGGATTCGCGGGTTTAAGAATAACGAAAGAAGCGTTTAAGGAGTATTTTAATGGTTAACTATTTATTCGGCATAATTTCCGGCATAATAATTTTCCTCATTATTTGTGCCTGGGTATTCAGAAAGGACATTTTATGAGAAATCTTTTTACTACATTTATGTTGTGTGCCCTATTACTAATTACTACATGTATGTTGTCAGGATGCGGCCAGTCCTACATTAAATTTAACAGCACCAATAACTTGAAACAAGACCCCAACGATGCTAACGCTCCTGTGGGGCAGGTAGAAGCCACAGGTTCTGCCGCGGATACCCTGGCCAAACAACTCGCTGATAATATCAAGACCGAAGCCGCGAGGCTATCAGACCTATTCCAGTATAACTCCCTATTGTTTATGGTTTTATTTCTGGTAATGCTAGGCGGTGTGGTATTCGCTGTTCTTACAAAATCGTCCTGGGGTTGGATTATACCTACGGTTGCCGGCGGAGGACTCGCGGCTTTAGTGTTTATTGTTCAGGCCGCGGAATATATAAAATGGATTGGGTTAGGGGTATTCGCTGTTGCCCTAGGGGTTTTAATTTATAAAGCTGTTCAGTATCAGCGGGAAAGAAATGCCGCAACAGTGGCCGCTGCTAAAATCGTGGTGGAAAAGAAAGAGGTGGTAACATGATAAAATTAATTCCCACTTGGCTGCTACGTAAGATAGTTTACTGGGCGTTTAACGACGGTTACTTAGAGATTAAACGCAGAAACGGTATTAAAACAGATTATAATTATTGGAGCGTAGAATGAAAGAAATATTATTTGGTATGAACCTAATAGCTTTAATCTCCCTGATTGGTTTTATCAGTTTGGGCGTATGGGACTTATGGCGTGTGTTTAAGGGCATACCTACAATTACCAGTATCGTTAGGAATAAACTGAATAAGGTTGTGTCTGTGGTTTTGTTCTGTGTAATCGTGGGAATAATTTGGTGGCTCCTTGGTGCCAATGCGGGAGTAACTTCTATTGGTGTGGGATTGGCCGGTCATTTGTTGCTGTGGATGTAAAGCATGTATACGCCCAAAGATTACCTGGGAGAAATAATTTCTGTAATATTCGCTGGAATAGGGCTGTTCTTTTTATTGGCTGTTCCGGCAATAGCCTACAGAATTTTTATAACGGGGGTTAGATGACCCATACCGACCTACTTGATTTCCTCGTAGAACACCCCCCGCGTCCGGCGATAGGGCGGGCTATTTCCGAGGGGCGGCCCATAGAATTTCTGGGGGGTTTCGGGCATATTCCTCCTGGGAACAGACCAGGGTGGTGTGTGAGAATAACCTCGCGGACAGGGAAAAAATTCTACGTGGGGATAATAACGCCCCAGGATATTAGCCACGAACTCGTTGTTCGTTGCTTAGATAAAATCCCGTGGAGACACTGGGACGGGGACAAGGGGCAAGGAATCCTGTACCGTGGGGATAGGCCAGAGATTTACGAAAGGATAAAACGATGGGTGATAAACCAAAAAATAAAGATTTAATCCGTGTAAAAGACGCGGCTCCTGTGGTAGAAGAACTTACAGGGGTAAAGCGGAGTTATATCGCTGTGTATCAGTGGTGTAAATTTGGCCGCAGACGTTATGATAACACCGTGGTTAAATTAAAAACCACGAAGCGTCTGGGGACACTGTTTACTACAAAGGAATGGATTGCTGATTTTATCAGAGAAGTGGGAGAAGGGCATGTTAAAAATTCTAAGACCTAGGAAAAAATGCCAGCATAAGTATCCCTTCGGAAACGCTGTGTGGGTAGCATTGGTAAACGGGTATCCTGTTCCTATAATGGTATATTGCAAAAAATGTGGACTCGCGCATCTGCTTACTTATGATGCCTCTGACCCGCATTGGTACATAAAATTGTGGCATTGGATAACTAGGAGCCACAGTTATAGGTTGACGGATACAGGTGGCTATCAACCTAATGAAAGAGTTATTAAAGGGATTTGTAATTGCGGAAAAGAAGTGTCCTTTAAAATCTCAGAGTTAGAAGCGGTTAATCTTGACTTCGGCAAAATGAAAAAATTAGTGCACAATTATATAGAAAAGGAGAAAATAGAAAATGTTAAAAACGCTGGGAATTAAATATCTGATTAACAACGAGGATTACGCCACAGTAGATATTTTTAAAGAAGGGCAGCCAGAAGTGTTACTTTGGAACAATGAAGGTCTCTACAAGCTATTTCCTGCGGCTATGTTTACACAGACTGACCCACATTTCGTTCAAGCGCGTTGGTCTGATGGATACCAGATTCCTGCGGAAACAGCAAGGTTAATTACCGGAGAGTAAGGATTTAACGATGCCGAATATCAGAACGGCTGTTTGAATCGCTATCGCGGACAACAGGATACATGTAACATTCCAATGGGCGTGCAGGTGATTACTCATCTGTTCTTTAAGCCATTTCATATCGGTACATAATGCCGCCAATTTTTCGCTGTTAGTCCCTTGTTTACTCATATCTATCTTCCCTTTCTCATAGCAGCCCTGCTAGTATTTCCTGTAACTTGCTCGCTTCCTTTTGGTTCTTCTAACGCCTTCTCGCTCCACACCAACCTACGCCAATCATTAGTTTTCCTAGTGATTAAATCAAATAATCCTTCTATACTTCTTATATGTTGGGCAGAAACTTTTCCAGTGAATCCGCCTACAGCCTTAGTGGTATTTTTTAATAGGGAACGCAGTAAAATATCCTTTTCTTTTGGCGTGAGTTCGTCCCAGTCTCCCAATCTTTTAATATTTCCCGCCAAACCAACTAATGCGTCCGGCCCTGCCATAGCCACCAAGCCTGTGCGAACTCCAGTAATAGCCTGTTGTATAGGGTTAGCCAGAAACAATGTAGGGCTTACGGCGTAGTAAATCATGTCCTTGGCTATTTCCTTCCAGTCTTTAGGGAGTCTACCACGACTGATTATTCCCATTATTGTGGCCGGCAATACATGAGCTACTATAACCTTATACCCCGCTTTGCCCCAGCCTATTTCCCCGCGATACTTAGCTCTGATAATTTCGTTCTTATATATGTTTAATAGCGGAGCCATTTCAGTGTTGAATGTGGTAAGCATTTTAGCCGCGATACTCTTGCTTCTAAATATTCCTGGCAGGTTCTGCGGGGCAGGGTTGGACTGTCGTGTACGGGAATCATAATCAGCCTGTTTCACAGCTTCTAGCTCATTACCTCCGGTTTTCTCCATAGTGTAGTCGTATACCCATTTCCACGCATGCAGGGCGGCATCTTCATCAGCCAGATTAATCATCCTATAACCTCGCTGTATCGAGGACTTGCCTTTTAGCATGTCCACTAATGCCCTGTCTCCCGCCTTTAACTTTGTGAGGGGTAAATTTTCCCTAGCCTTCATTTGTTCAGAGCGGGCGTATACAAATTTTCTAAGTTTGTTAAGACCGAAGAATTTTGGGTATTCTACCAGATTCCTTATAATATGCGGGATTAATTCCGGTGTTTGGGACAATGTATTAAACCCGCCTAAAAAGGATTGCCGCAATACGGACAAAACATTATCTTTTATGGCATAGGCCGCTCCGGCTTGTCTCATGTATTCCAGTGTACTATCTGTAATTTCTGAATCCACAGAACGAGTTCCCCTAATAGTGTCCGCAATATATTTTTCAACTAACTCCACTCCTTTGCCGCCAGTTCTTGAATTAATTTCTCTCCTGAGCTTTTTATTCCCCATGAGTTTCGCTAATTTAGCGGCAGTAGGGGCAGTTTGAATAAATCGTTCTACCCTCGCTGATTTGTGTAGAAAAACTTTTAGGTAATTGGTTTCTATGGGAGAATCAGAACCAGTACGTTCAGAGATAACATCCCTGCTGGGGGTAGAAATCTCTACCTTTTCAAAAGGTGTAGTGAGCACATCGAAGAAATCTGGTGCGGCATCAGTAGAAGAATCCCTCAGCATCAAGCCAAAATAATTTTTCATAAATTGTTTTCTTAATTGCTCAGCATCTATCTTTATTTTTCCTGCGGGGCCAGCCTTGGCAGCAATGTCCAATACTGTCAATAGTGGTGTCCTGTGCTCCAAGAACCAGTCGTTTGTATGCTTCCACACCACCATATCTTCGGGCGTAATGCTGGCTTTAATGGCCTGTATGTGTTCTACGGTAAAACCATTTCCATTTGTTAAATGCCGCATCATGGGTTCATCTATATCGGCCATACCAATACCAATACGGTCTGCGTCTGTGAGTTTTAAGTTTGTACCTTTTATGGGTTTGGGTTTAAAAACAAAGTCATCCAGTTTGTCTATCCCTACAGTATCCTGCATAAATTTAATGAGGTTCTCTTTAGTCGCAGCGTTATTATTCACAGCAGCATTAGCGACAGAATTTAATGGCTCTACAAAAGTTTTATAGAACGGCCCACTCATGGGTTTGCCGCCATCAAACTCTTCCATTATTTTTTCTGGTTTGTCTATGTAATCTTCCAGGTTTAACGAACCGGATTTCATAGCGCGCAAGATTTTGCGGATTTTATTGGGGTATAAAGCCTTTGTATCCTCTGGGTTTATAACTCCTCGCACTTGTTTTTTGCCCACAGTTCTGATGGTGTTTATTAAGGAATCTACCAGTTCTTTAAACCCAGATTTTTTGGCAGTCGTGTAATCTACACCCTGTTTATCAGCTTCAGCTTTCAACGCATCCACATACGTTTGTTTTTCCGCTAGGCTCATCGCAGACATAGAGCGTTTTCCCGTGGTTTCCTTCATAAAGGTTCTGCGGGTTTTATCGTCCCAGCCTAATTTCTTTGGGATACTGTGGCCGTCCTTAATTAACTGCGCGGAAACGTCTTTGGGTTTAGGGATACCGGAAGTTTTGGGTCCGGTAGAAACGCGGGGTTTTAAAACCAGAACCCCATCGGGGCCAATCTCTGATATAATTTCTCCACCACCAACAACTTTAGAATAGTCTTGAACATTTGCTACTTCTTCTGGGGTGGGTTCGGCCCCGATATCTTCCCGCTGGTCGCCGTATTTAGCAGCGGCTTCTTTCGTCCGAGTAACCCACACAATATCAGACGCGGGTCTATTCTCCAGTTCTTTTAATTTTTCAGGAGAGACACCCAAATCAGTGTTCCCCAATTCTTCCTGTTCATATCTGATTACATCAGCAGCAGTTTTAGCGTCTGGGTGAATTTCCGTACCAGTTTCATAGCGGTATGCCCCGCCTTTATATATTAATTTTTCTCCCTGCGTCTGTGCCTGTGGGGGAGTGGGGTGAAGTTCAGCTTCTTGTATTGTTTTTCTGGCCTCGTCTATTAAAGGTGATGTAGTCTTATATTTTTTAGCAAATGTTTCTGCTGATTGCAATTCTTCTTTGGCAAGTTTTATATCACCTAATTTTGCTCGTATTATCGCCATTTTTGCCAATTCGTGCGGGACATCTGGTTGTGATTCTAAAACCCTTATTTGTTGACCTTCCTGTGCAAGTAACCGGTCTTTATATTCTTCTAAAGTTATTTTTCTTTGAGGAACATTTTTGTCTGTCCTTTCTGCTATTGTCATAGTTTTTATAGGTTTTTCTTTATTGAAAAAGTATTCAGTCGGGGTTTCTATCCCCCCGCCCTTTTCAGGGGCAGACTTCTCCGCTTCTGCGTTAGCGAGGTTAGCCTTACGGAGTGTTTCTAAACCCTCTTGTCCGAGGAACTCACTCATCGTAGGAAACGCTTGTCTCCAGGTCGCGGAATCAGGATTTATTTTTAGGGCTAAATCCATAGCCTCTGCCTTCAGGCGCGTGTGTTCGGGAGAACCCACCTGATAATTTTTTGCTTCTTCAACGAGGTCTCCTAATTTCTGGATGCGTGGGTCTGTTCCCAGGTTTTCAGGTCGCTCCACAGGAAGTTTTTTGGTTTGTTCCTCGTAGAGTTTTTTAACAGAATCGTTGACCCATTTAACGAATTCAGGATGATGGACTTGTCTACCCTCATTATAATATTTAACAAACTTTTCTTTAGCAGCAGATTCTGAAGACGTGCCCTTCACCCTATAAAACTTCCCCCCGTATCTTACTCGGTATACTCCGTCCCCGATACTAGAAAGCCTTATTTTAGCATCTCCGGGGAACTCAAACAGTTTACCTTTTAGAATAGGGGGTCTAACCGTTTCTAAATGCCCCAGTTCATGGATTATGGTATCCTTTATTTGAGGTTGTCCATCTCGAATGTGGCTAGGAGCTTTTCCATAGACTATAATAGTTCCTTGGTCGTGGGTTCCCATTTTTTTCTTAACGACTCTGTTCGACCACACCCACTTAATATCCTGTGTAATCCCCAAATGTTCCTTTATTGCATTGCCCACACGCTCCAGTGATTCCTGGTCTGTCACGGGGTCAGGGAATTTATCAACTACAGTCTTAACAGTTTTAGTTTCTATATCCCCGATATATTTTTGGGCAAATGCTTTTTCCTGCGGGGTCAGGGTTTCGGAGGTATCAACAACGTCTTTTATCCCCTGGGTTGTATCTAAAATCTGTTTTATCTCTGGGGCGGATTCTGTGGGTTTTATGTCTATAGTTCTCTGATGGGCAAGGTCCAGAACAGCAAAGCCATACGGAATACCCGCCTGAATCATACGTTCTGTAGGTGTGGCCCCGGATAGACGGGCCTGTTCCTCGAATATGAGGGATGTAGGTGCGGGTTTAACGGCAAATCTTGCTATCTTGCTTAATAATCCTTTTCCTGGGATTTTAGAGGCTATTTTTTCTCCAATTTTACCACCTGTTCCATAAAGGGCGTACATAGTAGCACCCTTTCCTGGTTTACCACCTGTAAGTAAATTTTGAATTTCCCATATAAGTGCCGTGGGTGTGTTGCCTGGTAAAAACCTTTTTGTAATTGCTAACTGGCCAACAAATGTACTTAGTCCTGCCCCTATATCAACAACTTCATTTATAAAAGGTATTCCGGTATCTTGTGGTTTTACAGTAAGAGGTGGTTTTTGGCCAGGAGTAAATTGTCGGTATTTTCTTAATTCAGGAGTTTCCCTTTGTCCTGGGGGTAACAATAATTCTTTGTATAAATCCTTATATAATTGGTTTTTAAATTCATAGGATAATTCTTTGCCCTTTGTTATTTCAGCAAATACTTCATGGGCTTTCATCATAGCATGGTTTTCTTCAGGGTCTTCGGCCAATGCGTGTATTGGCTGGGCCACACCCATGTTCCAAATTTGTTGGACAAATCTTTTTGGTGTTGGTTTGCCCAGGTCTATTCCCAAAGCGGGTCTTAAACCATATTTTAATATGTAATGGGCGGCAATAGATACAACATTCTGGGGTTCTTCCACGTTGCCTAAATCAATTTCCTGGACACCAGATTGTGTTTGTACGTTGCCTAAATCAATTTCCTGAGTACTAGACTGTGTTGGCGCATCACCCAATAGAATTTCTTCAACTGGCATTATTTATTTCTCAAACCAATAAGTTTGCCATTTTTAACCACAGTCCACATTTGATGCTGCTCGTTCCACACAGCATCAGGATATTCTGCGGGTTTCGGGGGTATTGTAGCCGCTGGTGTAGCCGCAGGTTTTCTCTCATCAGGAATCCCCTGGTTCTCAACAGGGTAATTCATCAGGTGTTTTCCAAACGGAGAAATCTGTTTGCCTCCTGCCATGCTCAATGGTCCTCTGGCTCTAAGTGCCTGAATTTCGCCGGAATTTGGGTCCCACTGATAATTTGGATAATCCTTCATCTTAGCATCCCACGCAGTATCGAACTGTTCCCGTTGAGTATTTGTCATAGGCATGCCGAGAACGTCAGATTCCACTTGTTCTATGGCACCTTGATATTGTGTAATTAATTGTTCTTGCGTCCTAGGTTCGTTTTCTCGTTTAGTAAACCAATATCTATTGGCCGGTTCTACCGGGATATTTGACGGATTAGACCATTCAGCAATAGGTCCTTTTAGAACAATGCCCCCGGTTTCTTTGTCCTTTGCGGGTCCCCCGATTATTTGTTTCATCTGCGCGATAGAAAATTTTGTGTCTGCCCGTACTGTGGGAAACATCTCTTTATGGACATCCGGTGGCACAACTAATCCCCACCTTGCTTTATTTGCCCCTGCCGAATCTATCTGTCCTTCGGCCTCCAGTTTATCTATCATACCTAACTGATTTTTACCTTCGAGAATCGCGGCTTTTTTCTGGTTATAGGCTTGTTGGTGGCGGTTAAATATCGCCCTCACTTGCCCAGGGTCTGCACCTTCAGACTGTTTTTCCAGGTCTGCGATTATCCCACGATATTCTGTTTTTAAATCAGCGAGGTTTTGCTCTATGATACTGTAGGGCGTGGTATTTTCTAATCCTTGATTAGAATTTCCAGCAAACTCATTTGTGGGTATTGTCATCGCCCTAAAGGAACCACCCGGTGTATAATCTGAGATTACACCCCCACCTTCAATAACTCTATAACCTTTGTCCGGTTTCATAATTATTCCAGTGGTATTAGGTTTTTCCAATTTCTTTTGGAGTTCTGAACCAGGAGTTATACTATAAATATCAGAATCTCTTACTCTATCATATAATGTAGGCATATAATTTCCTTACGCCCAATAGGGCACATATCTAACTGTTCCGGTATTATCTTTTATGGGCAACCAACCTGCATTAACTGCTGGAGTAATTGTTCTGTCTAATATGGTATCTGCACCTGTACTGTTTACTGTGGGTGCAGTTCCTATTTGGATATGGGTAGAAATTAAAGTATCTGTTACAAAAGTTAAATCTCCATCATCAACGAGTTCTTTACTCGCACCCGCAAAAATTACTCGTCCGGCGGTAAGGGTATTTACTATCGGAGCAACAGTACAGGTGAGTATTCCAGTAACCCCCAGAGTAGTTGAGATTAAACCCGCACCTGTTACATCAAGAGCAACAGTCGGTGCAACGGCAGAACCTATTCTTAGTGAACCGTTGACATAATTATTAGCAACATTTATACCTAATCCCCAATTAGTAGTTCCTGCTGTCATTGCAGGGGCATAAAAAGCAGTTTGGGTTGTTGCTGTAACACCTGCACCCGTAAGAACAATATCACTTGCCCTGAAATGATAAACATCTGTTGCGGTGATTAAACTAGTAGCGCCACTTCCTAATTTCAAAGACATAAGGGAAGCGGTACTACCATAAGTAGAAAATCCTTCTACATTAGTGATAGTCATATTATTAGATTCACTGGCAGGTGAAGTTGCAGTAACACCAACTTTCGCGCCCGCCAAAATAGACATCGTTCTGTTGCCTACAACATCGGTTGGTGTCCAGTTCGCACTAAAATTAAGACCTTGCACATTTCCTACAGTAATTGTACCTTTTGTTTGAGTGGCCGCACCAAATATGCCTGTTATAATACTTGAAGCACTTGAATAAGCTACACCTACATTTATTCCCGTATTGCTTAGTGCGGCACTTCCTATCCCTATCCCACTATCAAATCGTCCTGTGCCGGTTGTGTGAAAATTACCTGAAGAATCGACTGATAATTGATTTGTAGAACCTGCTCGAAAACCCGCAAGAAAATCAGGTTGACCACCTGAAATATCCTGCGATGCAGTCTGGTCGAGTTTTAGATAATTTCCTGCGGACGCATAATAAGTGCCGTGTTGGCCATCAAGTAAATCTGCATTAAAGTTTGTATTTACCGCAGTTGAAGTAACTACAAGAGGCGATAACGTGGGTTCCGCTAGGGTTAATCTCGTAAACGAAGGACTGTCGACTGTTCCCAGACCTATAGAGGTCCTCGCCGTGGCACCTGATTCCCCCACCCATTCGGTCCCATTGCCCACCATAAATGTACTATCTTCGGCAGAGATTTTCCCCATGGATAACAGGGAGAGTGTGAGTACTCTGGAACTTAGGTCATTAATAATAGACTCTAAATTTGTCCAATCATGCGGGACTATACTATAATTTGCTCTATCCTTTACAGCCATATATTAGTAATTAAAATTAAAGGAGGTATTTTTTCCAGAATCCGAAGAAACTGGCGTGTTCCACATTGTTTGAGACGGCAATTTAGACTGGTCTCCCACCGTAAACCCATGAAATTCTTCTGGCTGACTTCCTTGTATATTCATATAGGTATTCGCAAATGGGTCAGAGGCATCACCTAATTGTTTTGCTGCTGCGGTTCTAACTCCCGCAAGAGACTTTATGATATCCATTAAATTAGTAAGTCTGGTTCCCTCTATCCCAGTCTTCACATTAGCGACATCACTGGCAATACGACTACCCAAACCTACAGCCAATGAACCACTGCTCATCCCGGTAGAAACAAGTTGGGACATACCTGCGGCTCCCGCTTTATTCCCCGCTTGTTCGGCTATAAGGTTTTGGCCTTTTTGCCATGTACCTCCTGGAGCAAATTCTCCCTGCAATGATATTAGCGGTGATTCGGCCTCGGCGTATTTTGCTTGACTTGCTTTCTGGTTTGCGAGCCAATTTCCTAACGCTGTATTATAAATATTTGTTACATCCGCCATGTTATTTAACCCTGCCTCTCTGGGATATGTTTGCATTTATACTTTCCATGGACCATTCCTGATTCACGGTTGTATTTCCTACTTTTATGGCTATTGCCCCGTCACTTACGTCCTGACGTATCGTGGGATATAATTTACTGCCGGTAAATACTTTTGCTATCTTGGGATTTACTCCCGTAAGTAAATCATTAACTAACCCCGCCGCTGTTTTATTTGTGTAGATAGAAACTTCTAAATCATCGGTGCCCACACCAGTAGTAATAGAAATATTACTAACTTTTATTTTCGCTCTGGGTTTATTCGGGTCTACACGGCTAGACGCTTTTATATATTGTCCTGAAGTAACAGGCCCTATCACAGCGTAACTGGTAATTGCCACGGAAACATCATCAGCGTCTTCATCTGATTTTATGGTCTCATCAAATTTTCTGACATAACCATCATAGCATCCTAATAGTAAACCTCTGTAGTCTGCCCGTCTGCTGTCGAAATATAACATCGAGGCCGGCATACAACCAGGGGCATAAGTTTCTGGAAACATACCACCTGTTCTTAGGTCACACCACAATGCCGAACCCCATTGCCCATCCTGTTGGGAAATAGAAATATTTATTCCGAATCGTTCTTTATCGTAGGTCATTGTTACGCGGTCTGTCCTGCGGTTTAAACCAAGAGACCCAATATATTTAGGCAAATGTTGCTTGGTTATATTCTGCGGAGACTGGGCGTTTACTATCGCATCTGCTGATATCGCGTATAAGCCGTTCATCCCCAGAAAATATAAATTGTTTTTATCATCCCAGCAATAAGATGTTGGGGAAAATATTCCTGTTTCATCAGAAATTTGTGTTAAAATACCACCAGCCGCAGGGTCAGAACGAAGCACCCACATCTGTGTATCCAAACCGAATATTACATAGTTATCTTTATATGCTATTAAAGCAATTAAGGGCTTAGCTACAAGTCCAGCTTTAGAACTCTGACTGGACACAGCAGTCTGGATATCATCCTGCGCTTCTAATAAATCCAACGGGTCTCCTGCCCGCGTAGCAAACCATTGATTTGGATTGTAAACACTGTTCATAAAAAGTCGACCAAACGCGAGACACATTATATTAGAACCACCATCAGGGAACAGTCCTTTGTCCGTAGTTAAAATCCACGGTAAATAATGGGGTGGTGCAACAACATCGCTAATCGTTGCAATCGTTGCTCCGCTGGCTACACCTTCGGGGTCATATTCAGTGATTAAATTGGTTGTATCAAACTCTGTGGTCGTAGTTCTATAAACTAAAACCCACGTTTCATCTTCTACGGTAACTGTCTCGTCGACAATTCCTTTTGCCCCAGAGGTTGCCTGTTCTAACGTGTAACCTTTAGTTAGCGGGCCATCCGTAACCTCGCACACGATTCTTGTATTTATAAAATCTAATTTATGATAACCTGTTATGTGTGGGTCTGTGTCATAGGGTCTGCCATCAGCAAACCAAACTTTCTGCCAGGCGGGGACCATGGTCAGATATCCGCTGGTATCCAAATCATCTTCCTCTGGATAAAAATTGTTGGTCGCGTCTAACGGAGTTAATGTTGGTAAAGCCATTTATTCCTCGCTGCCCACATAAATACATTTATGCCCCACAACTATTAATTTTTGGTTATACCTTCCACCCCCACCTATATCTGGGTCATAGTCATCTGGTCTATCAGGAGGGAAGGAAAATTGTTCGACCGTAAAACTCCACACGTCCCCTGTTGTTGTCCCTGCGTCATTAAACGCATCTACCCGCCAATAATAGGTTATCCCTTCTCCATATAAACTATCAGGAGCAAGTAGATTACTGGCAGTTTCTGTCACGGCATCAGACTCATGGGCTTCACCTATTTGTACAAGCCCCGCAATGCTAGTGCTAAAATATAAATTAAACCCTGTGGCAGCGTGATTAGTTTCACTACCTGGGTCTGCCCATTCTAATCCGGCGTTTTTTAAAACCCCTGTGGAGCTATTTAAAGGGGAAACACAGACAGGTTTCTCAGGCGGCAACGACTCAAATATTATGGGGAAAAATTCCCAACCCATATTACACCAACATAGTATAATAATGAAATTCTCTACCTTTAAGATAATATGTCCCTAATGGAACAGTTTCTTCCACCTGGACTGTATAACGCCACCACCCGTCTTCCAAAATTATGTGTTCCAAGACCGTAATTACTTCGATGCCCCCTGCGAAATTTTCATCATTGTTGTCAAATAAATAATTACCAGATACAGGCCCCACGACATATACATTTCCACAGGAATCACCCGCGGATTGTGTATCACAAATTAACTGAAATCCTTCATAATAGTCTAATACATCAGAAGTATCGCAAGCTCCAAGATATGGATTAAAATATGTGCCCGTTTGATTTTCTAAACCAACCTTTGTTCCAGCGACCTCAAATGTATAAATCCCACCAGGTTCCCAATACCCATTATTCTGTACATTTCTAAAATTGGACATTACACACCGCCCCAGTAAATCACACCGTATTCATTATCGTCAGTTCCCACGGCAATTAGACGCTCCCCGTATCTGCCTCCGCCACTACTGGCAACACCGACCCATGTTCTTGTTTCTTCATCCCACGCTACATCAGGATTGTATCCTTCTGGCCTATTAGTGTTAGACGTAATTCTCGGCCCAAGGGATATTACAAAATTTACCGCAGAACCCACGTCTACTACAGTTTCGGCAGCAGGGTCTTGGCTTATAATTAAATCAACAACGACGGCATTACTATATGCCGTTGTTACATCTCCTTCAATAAGCCCCGCTTCCGTAAGCGCAGATTCCGCAGCAGCCTGAGTCATCCCAACGATATCAGGAACCGCAACCATTTCGGTTGCCGTTCCGTAAGTCTCAAACATAAAATCGCCGCCATCGTAGGTGTAAGCCCAAGAGGAGCCGCCATCAAGCGAACCTGCTTGCATTCCTCCGGCATAGGCGGGAGTACTGTTATCGTAATCCCATTCAACCGTTCCTGCCGCCGACCTTACGACAATAGCATATTGAGTTCCACTCGTAAGCGAACAGCCATCACCAAAAGTTATTTCCGTATAAGTATCTGTGTCTGATTCAGAAAGGGTGTTACCGTTTATAGTGCCGGAACATAAATCATCGCCAGTGGGTTTCCCGTCTATATCCACCGCTTTTATGCTTACTGTAACAGTTCCAGGCGTGTAAACTCGCCATATAAGCAATTTTACACTGGTTATAGTGTAATTCTCCGATGGGGTAAAAGTCTGCGCCAGCCAGTTGATATTGTCTAGATATACAACATCATCTTTTCCAGTATTATAATAATCAAATAACGCCATTATGGTTCCGGTTCTATATAAGTAGTTTCCAAGGATACCATCGCTATAATAGGATGGTCTCCACCTACTTGTGTGGAATATGCCTTAACCATGCCTGGACGCTGACCACCACGGATTCTATCCTCGGCGACATCTGTAGGCCGACAATTACTAATCATCGGTGATGTCTGTAAAGGCTGGTCAACTGCGGGAAGTCCCTGATGTAACCCCTGTAAGGGAAAATCAAGTCTCATGGGGACCTCCTTAATCTATAGTTTTATAATCAAAATTACACAACGCACCTGTGCCCCTGTTTACAGCAAGACTCGAACTGTCGACATCTATAAACAAACAACCCGGAGCGTACCCTGCGGTATTATCAGTGGGAATTGTCGTGCCATAACATATCAAAATTCCATCCTCTGATTTATAGATTATCTTCGGTGTAGCATTTCCTGGGGGTGCATTAATCATACTCTCATGCGTGTAGTAATGAGTTCCTGGACTATCCATCGTAAAATCTCCTCTCAGTTTATGGTCACATACGTAAAGGTACAAGACGCCTTAGTGCCGACATTTACCGCCAGAACTGTAGTCGTACTGGAACCATTTACATCTATAAATATACAACCTGGAGCGTAACCCTCGGCTGAACTGGGAGCGGTAATTCCGTAACATAACAGAATTCCGTCCTGTGATTTATAGATTATCTTCGGCGTGGCAACTCCGGCTGGTGCAGCAATCATAGTTTCATGGGTTAGATAATGTGTGCCTGGTGAATTCATTTTATTTCTCCTTATATAAGTATTTTATTGTGGTGATTTTAGAATACAGATGCCCGTCGTTTATAAGTGCCGCACCCTGTTTACGCAGCCACTTAGCAATATTTTCTCTGCCCTTGGGAGTCATTTCACTTGCCCTGTGAATTACCAAGGTCGCCGCACTTTTAGACATTTTTATTCTCCAAAAATAACGTAATTCGCGTTTCGATAAATATTCGTCCGTTCATGCGGGCGAGTGTTCCACGTATTTAATTTTCTTGGCGCAGACATCGCGTCAATTTTGTAAGCCTGTGGCAAAAACTTTTGGATGTATTTTGTATTATTGCCCTGACTCTGCATATCTTCAAAATGGTCTTCGGCATTAGCAAGAATCGCAGCAAGGACACAGGCATCAAATCTTTGCCCTGCGGGATGCAGATTATTCATTGGTTCAACATAATACACACTATTTTCATCGGGTGTCCCGCTCCCGCTGGTTCCTAACCATTCGGTCACAGTAAATGCCCCAGAAGCAAAATCCGTAACTACGGCATATAATCCCTTGCCTGTACCGTTTACTATACTTATAATCCAATCAATAAAATAACCATCAACTTCGGTTCGTGCGGAATCAACCAACGTGGTGGAACCCGCCGAATCCGCGAGTCCTGTCTCACAATCCAACGCGTTAAACATCGCGGTATACGGGAATTCCAGAACCCAATTAGAATATGGATTAGGGTCTACGAGTAACTCATACCTGCGTTTAGGGCCGAGAGTACCGGCAATAGGTTCTAACCTGCGTATTGCGGCCTTCGTGGGGTATCCCGCGTCCGTAGTAATCGCCCTAGTTCCTCGGATATAAGATTCACTCACCCACTGGATATCAACTGATACGTTAGAATCCGCGGCATATTTTATTTGACCATCCGCTCCGACACAATCTTCGGGCAATGGATATCGTCCTATATTACCACCAACAGTTTCTACAGGAGTGATTGCATATCCACTATCTGCGGCAGGAGAAGTACCACCAGGATTCCCAGATTGAGTTAGCCATTCGGCAACAGAGATAGTTCCTGTGCTACTTTCATAATCCGTAATTATTGCCCAACTACCAATTCCTGTTCCACTGGTAATATAAATATACCAGCCATTCAAAGAATCATCATCAGGATAACTTGTAATAAGAGAAGCGTCTATTACATCTAGTGTATCAACAGTGTCAATGGTTCCTGTTACCCGCGTTCCCGTGAGAGGTAATTGTAATATTCGTTTCTGCCACCGCCAACCTGTCGCAGGACAATCAGAAACAAAATTAGAAATGCCGTGATTTATTATTTCCTTACACCAATCAAGGTCGTGTTGGTCAATAGGGGGCATCGCCCGCTGTTGTCCGTCAACACCATAATACGCGAGTCCACCCTCCCTCGCAACGTGCAACAACCAGTCATACATCGAATGTCGGCTACTGGGTTCGGCCATATATTATTCCTCTAATTTTTTCGGTGTTCTGCGCGGTACAATCGGGGTCTTTTCAAGAATTTCGTAGACTTGACCTACCACCAATGGCAGATAAAATCTCCCCACTTTATTTTTTATTAAAACAATTTCCTCAGCGGTAACTTCAACTTCTCCTGCCCCATAGATTTTCTTGGCAAGTTGAAAAACTTTTAGTTTGTCCTCGCCGCTCTGTCGGTCATCCTGATTCTCAGATAGGAGAGCGTTCACACAGACTTTATCCAGGGTGAGAACTTTTTTCTCTTTGCCCTCAGTAATGTCCTTGCCGTCCATGTCTTTTAAAGTTTGTTCAAAATTAATCTTCATAATATTTTTCCTCTCAGCTAAGGTTTCTAAAAAAGTCCTACCCCCGACTCCTCGCTGAGAAGAATCGGGGGAGGACAACGAACTTACTTCTTCACTTTTACCTTCGCAGCCTTTGAATCCGCCAATTTCTTCGCCAGATACTTCGGCATATCTTTGGAGAAATCATAACTCGCAGGTCTTACAGGTGGTTTTGTGGCCACCTCTTCTTGTGTTGATTTATCTGTCATGTTTCTCTCCTTACTTCCAAACTGTTAAACAAACTAATGGCGGGCCTTGGGCAGAAGCGTCGTATTCGATTACAAAACCAGCAAGCTGGTCTGTAACATAGGTTCCGATATTACCACGAATGTCCAGCGAACCATCATGTCTGAAATACACGGAACGAACATAGGCACTTGCACCGACCCCTGATTGTGGGGCGCACCAAATTGGGCCATAGGTCTGAATCCAGAAGTATGAACCTGATGCGACTGTAACTACCGGCATGCCGGCAAATGAAGCTCTTCCGCCGTAATTAGTCTGTCTTAAATCAGACCACGGATTTAACATCATCTCGAAGGTATCACTAGTAGTTAATGCGTATGGTAGGCTCATATCCAGATACACAGTAACATTGTTACTCGCGTCAGACGCGGTATTACCGATTACACCACAACTAAAATGTGTACTATAACCATTTCTATAAATGATTATCTCACCACCACGCAACTGGTCGGCAGTAATGCCAGCTTCATTAATATACACAACATTTGTATTTATCAATGAGACAGCCGCAAATGCCTCAGCAGCGATTTTAGTAGCCGCGGCAAACGAACATGCTAAGTCAGTAGTGGCAATAGCCGCCCCAGCTTTAGCGAGTCGAAATACCTTACCATTGGGCAATTCTTCTCTGTCGCCCACATTACGACCTGAAGGTAACGTAACATAAGTTTCCTTCAGGAAGTCATAACTCGGAGCAGTCCCTGACCTAATCTCCCCCTGCACACCCAAGTATTGGGTCTTATAGTTTCCTATAGTCATTGTCAGTCTCCTTTAAGCACTCTTGTGCATAACAAAACCGGCGGTACGCCGATTAAGGCACAAGTTATTGTGTGCACCGTCAAGATAAACAGTGTAAGTAGTGTGCTGACCCCTGCTGACCATCGGCTCTTTTTCTTCCATCCAATAGCCATCGTGAACAACAGGCACAAACTTCGAGAAATCGACACAATAAACTGGGGTATAACTCGCGCTGTTAAGTTGTGGAATCGGAACAACCGGCAGACGATTCAGGAAGCACATGCCGCCTTCATCAACTGTCAGGGTACCAAGCAACTCTTTACCAGTGTGGTTATCTTCCCTCATATCTGCAAGATTCATTAATTCGGCAACGGTATCGAAGCCAGCGTAAATTCTCTTTGCAGCGTTCCGTTTACTCTGCGGGTCATTAATGAACATCGGAACTTTGAAGTTCGTGTACATCAACGCCAAACGACAAGCCTTCAAGAAGGAATTGTCAATCGCCGTGTAAACAGCACAATAATTTTTCCATTTCGGTTCCGTGTTTGCGTCAATGCCGGCGCATACTGTACCCGTTGAAGCGTCCTGGTACACAACTGTAGCACCAAGGAAACCCGCGCTGGAGTTAATACTACCAGCCGCATTGAACATATTCAAATAATACGGAACACCATAGGGATACAGGTCGTCAGTAGCAGACGTTGGTGTCTTCCAGGCTCTGTCCTCAATGAGGTTTGCCAGAGACCACAGACCATCCAAACGCTTTACCTTAATTACCTGAACGAATCCCTTTACTGAATTCTTCTGTTGCAATAACTCGAACTCATCCCACGAATAATTCGTGCCAATTAGAGTCCACGGGATTTTAATTGTCTTTACGATTTGGTCAACCTTTGGGTTGTCAATATCGTAAACCCGTCTGTAATTGGCATTACCTGACTCATCAAAAACGATTTTACGTTCTATTTGAGTACCGCCGTCAATAACCATACGTTCCTGTTGGTAAATCCTACAGAACTCGTAATCCTGGTTATCCCAGCCTACTTCAAATTCCTGATGCGGCAGGTCATTTATAGTCGTGGCAATTAGGTCGAGTAATGCACTTTGTTTAATAGCCATACATTACCTTTCCTTTAGCCAAAAACTTTCTTTAACCCTAAAGCAACCTTAGCATTTAACTCTTCCTCGGTTTTCGGTTTATTACTATCCGCCACCGTGGTAGTAGCATGCGGGTGCAGGGTTTTAGCTTTACTAAATTTACTTACTTGTTTTTTAATGTCCTCACGGACAATACTCTCTAACACACGGGCACTCACAATAAGATGAGCCTTTTCCATAGCCTCTTCAACGGTCATGTTCTTGCCCTGTGACTGTGCACCAATACATATCTGGTCTGCCAAATTTAATACAGTCATTCTATTGGTTTGCTGTTCGCCGGTCAACGAAGACCAATCAACAGAACCCTTGGAAACTGTACCATAAAAATCAGTGTAGAGTTCCATCGTCCTGTCACCAAAGAAAGCATTGACCTGTTTTTCAACAGCCTGGTTCTCTCTGATTTCAGCACGAATCTCGGCTTCGGACTTTCCTGAAGGTTTGGCCACTGGAACAACCTGTTCGAGTTTTTTCATCAACTCGGCATTGTGTTCTGCCAACGCCTCTACTACCCCCACAATCGGGTCGTCACCATACTCTGCTTTAACCTTTGTAAGGTCTATAGCAAAATCTTTAGGTTTTTCCTCAGCCTTTTTCTCTACTGGTTTCCTGGCATCCTCCATACGTTTACGCCCAATAGATGCGAATTCCTGAGATAATCTATTGGTATCATCGTACAGTTTCTTAAATGTCTTTAGTGCAAGTTTCGGATTTGCCTCTTGCAATTCCTTTATATCTCCTATTGACCATTTTTGATGAATCGCTGCTCGGATGTATTGGTCTGGGATTTTTACTTCACCAGTGTCTGCCGGGGTTTTCTCCGGGGTAGACGCATCCTCTTCAGGTTCATCTCCTTCTGCCGGTTCTGGTTCCTCACCTGGGGTAGAATCATCAGCATCATCCGATTCCTCTGCCGGTTCATCCGGGGTAGATTCATCGGTTCCGTCTGATTCTTCTGCCGGTTTGGGTTCTTCTGCCGGGGTAGAATTAGAGTCAGTAAACGCCTTACTTAAACCTTCTTTTACAGTGGCCTCTAATTTTTTATCAGCCACTACTTGTTCCGCCTTCGCCGTTGTTGCGGCAATTTCTTCAGCGGTTTTTTCTACTTTTGTTTCATCTGCCATTTTATATTCCTTTTCCATTAAGGGTAAAGCTAGCGTCGGCTAGCGTTGCTTATGGACCTACTATTTTTCCGTGGCTTTGCTTCAGAAAGCCAGTCTTCTTCATGTAGTTATCATATTGCTTTATCGAGGTGAATCTCGGTCTTCCATCTGGTCTAACTTCCACATCAGGAAAATTCTGTCGGTGTTCGGCAATCTGCCCTACAGGTACCGCCAACGAATCAGAGATTAATTCAAAATCCCCGTGTCTGTGGGCCACACTATTATCGCTATTACTAAAAGGTTTCTGTACAACACGTTTTAATTCTTTTATAGTCTGCTGATATCCGCATTTCGGGCACACAGGAAAATCGTTGGTGTGCGTTTCATCGTTCTCAAACTCACACCCACAAACACATTTATAAATTTTTATTACCATTATCTATTCATCTGCCCAGGCCCCACAGCCGCAACCTCTTGGGCGTTCTGTCTAACCTGTGTACTAAAACCTTCGTTTACCTGGCTCACTGGAGAGCCACCGTTCTGTAAAATACCTGCCATCGTATTCGGTAAACCACTTTCTCCGCCACCACTGTACGTTCCTTTCCCAGGGTCTTTTATGCCCAGAGTTACCATCAACTGCATCTTCTGTATAAATAACGGGTCTTCGAATATCCCTGCGAGTAAATCACTAATCCCCATCTCTTCAGCTACAGTACCTAAATATAATTGCAAATTAAATTGTTGTCCCAACTGCATCATCTGCATCGCTGATGCTACAGCCGCGGGCAATACCGTGGAACAAAAATCCAACAATGCTTTCGCTCTCGCGCCTGGGTCTACGGGACTCATGGAGCGGGCAACAATTTCAAAATTAAACTGGTCGAATTCCCCGCACCTCTGTTCTGGTGTAAGAGAAACCTGCATTTCCTGATTATCCGTAGTACGTTTTATCATCGGCAAATTTATAAACGGGTCATAGTGTAGATACCACGCAAATCTTCGGTTTACCTCAGCGGTGGCATCATATAAAATTCCTTTTGCGTCTTCCACGGTAATGCCGGCATTAGCTTGCATAATCTGCGCCCGTGTCGCTGTGTCCTGTGAACCTTTAGTGGCCGCTGTCATATTCCCTGTGGTAGCATCTGGATTTCCTGAAATATAATTATACCACATCTGCAACTGGTTTAACATTATTTCATTATTTCGTTCCTGCCCACCGTAGCTAATAACCTTAACACCTTCAGGATTCGTGGACATTACAGAATCACCATCTCTTGCGTCAACAATTTCCTGCGCTTCATCTGCCTGCGCGGGGTTATAAACCAGCACATCTTTTTGGCGGTCGGCCTGGTCCATTATTTTCGAGAGCATCCTGTTAGCCATACGGTGCAAATCAAACCACATAGACACAGGAGCAACAGGAAACGGATTCCCAGGGACAGGGGGTGTAAAAGACAAATGAACATATGGTCCCTCCTTCGGTCCTTCGTAATCTACCACACCAATATATTTATGTGAGTAGGTCTGATAGGGGTCTGGTATCGTGACTATTACATTAGATTCCGGCACATACAATTCCACAACATCTACCATGTCCTGCATGGATATCTGTTGGTACATGCCGATAAATTTTCTGGTCATATTGGCGATATAATCAGGTCTAAAAATAGAACGCGTGGGCGGGAGTTTTGCAACCTCATCGTGGTCGTATCCTTCGGTGTCCAAGAGGAGTTGCCGCGGAACCATAGTTCTATGACCCTGGAACAACGCCTCTTCAAGACTTCTGCAAAGCGGGTCAAGAACAAACATATCCAAATCAATCAGGGCTGCATAAATCTGTCCTGGGTCTACACGCATATCACCGAATTCTAAAAATTCTCCCTTGGCGCAAAGCCCTACTTTTATAATGCCCCATCCGAATAAAGCGGCAGTAACCCAACCGCGGAGAATCTTATCCAACTTCATCTGTTTGTTTATCGTGTTAAGCCCCAGGCTTAAAAGTTCTGCATAGGGTCTATTCTGAAGAATCGGAGTAACAACTTTATTTATCGGGTTTCGCATTACAAGTGTAGGCACCATAGCCCTGATATTGTGGAATACTAGGTTTAATGGTTCCTCTCCTGTAAGGCCGGCCTCGTTCCGATAGTAACTGCCGACGTATTCCTTTATAAACATAGCCGTAGCTAAACGGTAATTCCGCATACGCTCATAACCCTGTTTCACAATTTCCTGTACCTTCGTGGGCACAATAGGGTTGGCCGAGGTCGCTATACTATTACTTATATTATCACGCATTAGGTTAACTCTCCAAGAAGACCTAAAATTTCTTGTTGTAGCTCTTCAAGGTCATAGGCCACATCTATCGTATCGTCCTCAGTTTTTAGATAGGCTATCATTTTGCCAATCTTTCCAACTTTTATTATCAACATTTCTTTCAGGTCTTTTGTCGTTAGCATTAGTTTACCGCCCTGCTAAAATCATATTCTCTTCGCCATGATTTATTTTTTCTGTTCTTCTTGGCAATTTCCTGTTGTAGTCTAAAACCCATAGACCGTTCAGGGATTACATCACCATCATATTTACTAGACCTCTTCGGAATATCAGAATCTTCAAGAGTAAGCGCATCGGCCATAACCCTGTCTCCGTGGGTTTTTCTGGCAGACGCACTTTCCTCTGTTAAAAATGCCGGCCCTATTCCACCTTCGGACAGATGTACATAATATTTTGCCTCTTCCAATGCTTCTACCGAGTGATTAACATATCCCCCGTGTGCAAGGACTCGGTCATAAAGAGCAAGCAATTCAAACTTACTCTGGGTGTGGTTGTGCCAACCATAACTATCTGATTTTTCATCAACCAATTTTCCAGGAGAAATATTCCTATGGTAATACGGATAATAAAATTCCTTTACCATTATCCTGCCGAAATCCCAACCTGGGCCGTTCATCTCCCATTTTAAAAACGGGATACCATGTGGTTTTCTCCCACCACACCATAAAGCCAACGCCACAACAACATAGGCCATATCATACGGTGGAACTGTGGCACAACACCATTCAGCTATTTTTTCCCCGGTCTCTTTACACTTTATAGAAACAACAGAATTCGATGCCCCCTGACCTTTTCCTAAATCAATACCAAAAATATATGCCTTTGATTGGTCTGGTCTTCCCAGAATTAACGGAACCCATACTTTTAAATTTCCCTGCGAAGTTTTCGACAAGGTGTAGGAATCCTGGCTCTTACTCCTGATAATATCTCGTACCGCGGATTTCGCAATATTCGGTTTTAGATTTATATTCCAAACGGTAAGAGGTTCTTTACCATACATAACCTTATGTTTATCTATATTATGCGTGGTAAAAAATCTATCACCTGATTCTATATCCTGTCTTAGAATTTCTGTGGCTACTTCTCTGGGAGAACGTACCAACATTTCCTGTTCTAACCACGGAGAAGAAATATCAAACCCTCCTGTATCCGTGGGTTTAACATAACGCCCCTTACCTTTTTCCGGGTGCTCATAAAACGGCATTATAAAAACTTTAACCCTACCAGAGTTTTTAAGTTTACTATACTCTGTTCCTGCGCCACAAACCGTGGAATTAAAAATTCTCATTAAACAGGCATCTCTTGTCGCCTGGTTCATAGCCGCACCGTATTCTACCATAGCAAATTCATCCAGCAAACCGACCTTACGCCTATCACCTTTAGCCGCATGTTCCGTCGTGGATTCACCGTCTATTGTACTGCCGTTCCAAACATTCTTCATGTGCATCTTCGTGCGGTTTCTTTCGCCCTGCATACACTCTTCAGGCCGCATCCAATCAGGGAGCCATTCATTTATATAATCATGTTTCTGAAACAACGCTTTCATATTTCCTGGCTGGTCAACATATTCCCGCGTACGCGACATCTCCAGTAACTGCGAATCAGGATTAAATAGCCACAGCCAATGCAGAAAATTCACACAGCACCAACTTGCCCCCATGTCTCTGGATTTATCAATCAGGATATCCTTTGCGTTTAAAAAACACGTTTCAAAATCATTTTGCAGTTCATCCTGTATCGTCCACGTTATAAACGGCATGTGGGGGTGTTTACATTCTCTTCGTTCTCCTGTGGCAATGTCCACCTCGAACTGATGATATGTCCACGCAAACGCATTTATCCAGAACAACTGGCTTACTTTACAAGCCGCGAGTAAATCCCGTTGCAGGATTATATCATTTTTAGCTTTTCTAAGCAACGAAGAACGCCAATCAAGATTCTCTTGTAACCCTTTAGGAACCTTCAACCCGGTCTTCGGGCACGTCCACAGCCGAGGGATATCGGGGAACGGGGTAGACAACACGGGTCTGGGGATTTCAATCAGGTTCTGACTCACCAGCCACCTCTATTCTTTTCTTCGCCTGTTCATCCACTTTATCAGGAATTTCCTGTTTGCCAGTTCCTTCTTGCGCCAACGGCGCGCGACCTTCTATTCTCTCATAGATTAGACCAATCATAGTTTTATCCGGCTTGTGAATTATGTCTTTCCGCCCACCATTTTTATTTACTTCTACCTCGGTGTATCCTAATGCTTCTTTAAACATAATCCTGGCCATTTTTTCAGCCTTAGAAACGAGGACATCTTCCCCGTCCTTCTGGTCAAGCTCCGTTACCTCTTCAGCTATTTGCCGCAGGAACTTTGATAAAAGTTGGCCGGCTTTTGTCTTTACACCTTTTGTAGATTTAGCGGCCATTATTTACATCCCTTCGTGCTAGCATAGTCGTGTAACTGCTTTTTCGTCATACCCTTCATACTGCGATTTCGTTTATACAATTTCTTCGAGTTGTGCTCCGCAATAGCTGCGGCAACTCTTTGTTTTTTACTTACTGCCGGCATATACCCTCCTATGCATCTTTCCCGCCGCTACAACCATCATCTCCTGCGGTTTTCGGGAACGCATATTTAGTTTCTGTAAAACTCGGATTCGCAGGAATAACAAGTGGGGGTCCTTTATGGCACTCTCCAATTCCATTAACTGCCTTCAACCAATATTCACAATTCTCACATAACCATAAAGCCATTGTTTAACCCCCCTGTATAAGTTCTACCAGATAACCTATCGCACTATTTGTATCAGTGGTATAGTGCAATGTGGTGTAGCCAACAGGTATCTGTATCTCTATGGATTTTCCCAGGGGACACGCCCAACGAATATTCGCCTCCGAACCAGTAGCCACTGTTGCCAACCCGAAAACAAACCCTCCAGTTATCTGTGCAGTAAACCTGTATTTCTGTCCTGCCACAACAGTTGCCGAAGTATCAGTTCCCGCGCTGGATTGTGTAAGTTTCTGCGCGGTCTGAGGGGTTTTTGGTTGGGACGCTTCAGGAACAGGAGCTGACCTGTTTCCCGCATTATCTGATAAGAAAACTTCACTTCTTGCCATTTTATATTCCCATCATACTAAATAAATTTTCACCTGCTATTGATAATTGCATTATTGTTTTACTCTCGTTGTATAATTGCAGTATCTCACCCGCCGTTAATGCCTTGTTGTAAATTCTCACATCATCGAGAGAACCGGAGAAATACTCTACACCTCCCCTACTACCCATTCTTAAATTATTGGCATTAGTATAACCAGACATTACCATCGACAAATTCGTATATGTTCCTGCACTTTGCCCATCAAAATAAAAACAGAGAGTAACTTTTGATGCTGTAACTTGTTCTAATGTTATTACTATATGATGCCAAGTTTCCTGTCCGTTAGAAAAACCCGTGTTGCTGTCCTGAATAACTTCGGCCTCTCCTACATAATAACCGAATTGTAATTTGCCACTGTCATCAAATTCGAGATAGAAAGAATCATTTGGCGGAATCTCGCATATTAAATTTTGTGTACTATCATGGTTTCCATCATTGGGTTCTGCCCATAAACTTATCGTAAAATTACTATCAAAAGTCGATTGATAACTATTATTGCAATCTACATAATCATTATTATCAGGGTCAAAACTCAACGCCCCGCCGATTTTTCCAGGTACGTGCATCAGGTTCGTATTTCTTACAGACGTACCCGCATCACCTTTTTCGTTCAGAACAACCGTGGACGCGGCATTATCATCCATTTTATACCACGCAACCAAATTATCGGCGGCTACCGTTCCCAATGGAATAACGGGAGGACGTGAATCACTACCTGTGGCAGGAGTGCCAGACCCAAAAAACGATTTTATATTATCCCAGATACCCATTATATAAAATACTCAATATCCACAATATTCGAGTTCGTAGCCCCATAAAAAAATAATTGCGATAAATTCGTTACGGCATACGGCAACACCGTAGGACTATCAGGGAGCAATATTCCAGTTGACGAAATACAGGCCCCACCTATTCTAACCCTAATTGCACCGTTCCCGCTCCTCGACTGGAGCCGACAATACAAACACGCTACGTCCGGCCCACGACCTGCGTTACTAGCAATCGTTACCGCGGCGTAACCACCAGCGGGGCAACTTTTAAACGTGGGATTAACTAAATTACCATCTTTATCACTTAAAAATACGTGGGTACGCATTATTTTCCTCCCGGCCTTATCTGACTGCGAATTTTCATGAGGTCACCGGCCATTCTTACAGGGTCTGTTAAACCCTCAATTTCCTTCTGGAACGCTTCAAACGTCATATCCTTCGTGGTAAACCCGTCATATATTTTCTTCAGGGCCACGGGGTCGACATTTTTCCCAGAACCTATAATTCCGGGTATCACTTCTCCACCCTCACAAACCCCTTGCCGGCATTAAATTTCTCTATATACGTGGTTCTGCACGATTCACTGTGAAATCTCGCACCCCCGAACCGCGGACACGTGTTCCACAGTTCCCGCGGGATTTCCGTTTTACACTCGGAGCACAGAAACGGTTTTTTCGGCTCGTCAATCACAGTTTCTTCACCTCCATGGGTTTTATATGATTTTCCCGACAGAATTTTTCGTAGAGTAAATCTTCAAATGCCCAACTGATGTGTTCATCTTCATCACCAGCACATTCAATTCGACATTTTCCCAAAACCAATACATGCACCATTTCGTGACAAACCGCCCGATATGGGTTTATATCCTGTTTTTCGCATAACTCATAATCCAGCCATATCTCTGCGACATATCTCCATTTATTCCCCGGAGTAACCTCTGTGGACGCATATTCGTCACGGTCTTTATTCGTTGGCCCGATATAAAATTCTATCTCCCAGTCCCGCAGGTTCAGATAATTCTGGCACCAACGGATACAGTTTATCAACTGTTTTCTGGTTGCCTTCTGAAATTTTCTTTCGTAGTTTGCCATATTTTCCTATGTAGGAAATACGCAGTTTTTAGGAAAGGAGGTTGGCGGGGTCACGGCATCTCTCGCGGGATTCCCGCGTTCAACGGCTTACGGTGTTCCCCGCCCCCTTTATCGAAAATATACATTTTCGTATAGTGCCCTCCACTTAAACACGGGAATACCCCCAAAACTGATGGGTTTCAGGAATAATTCCATGGAAAATACAATAATTCTAAAAATTTTTTACGGGGCGCGGGATAATCCCGAATTTTTTCCCCAATTTTTTTTCTGCCGGCCTGTTAACCTGTGGGTCGCTGGTTAACGAGTGTTACTCAACAATCTGTATCCGATAAGGAGAGAAGGGAAATTCTGGTTTATCTTCTTCGTCTGAGAATGGAGGTGCGGCTCTGGGGTTCGGCATAACCGAAAGGTACTACCCGATACCCCTTGTCCTATACTATTGGATTGGGGCAGGGGGACTGTTGCATAACTATATAACTATATGCTTTGTTTGTCGATGTTTATTTATTTTATTAAACTTGCAGAAAAGATTGGAGAAAACACTTGACATAGACGATGATAATGTTATAGTGGTTATAGTGTTTAACTAAAAGGATATATATGATTAAAAGAAAAGATTTAACAGACATCGGCGACAAAAACTACAACATAAAACAGGGTGAATATATGGAGTGCCAAGAGTGCGGCGAGGTTATCGGCGGCACAAGGGGCGATTATTGGCAGTGTCCTATGGACCATGTGTTTGTTTGTCCGGACTGCGGCAGCGATGATATTGCCTTGTGCCGCTTACAGCGAAAATCAGTTATATTAAAACGATAGTTTAATGCAAAACTGGCGTTTAATCGTGTTCCTAACTGTATGGACGTATTTTATAATAATGTTTTTGAGGTGATATATGAAAACTTATAGTGTCAGTTTATGTCTGTCTATTGACTTTGTTAAACAAGTAAAAAGACTTAATTTTAGTGCGTGTACTATTGACGTAGAGGAAGAGGGGTGAAAAACTATGTATGAATTTATCTCTATTCTGTATCTTCTATTGCAAGAGCATAAAATCAGCGAGCAAGAGTATGATAATCTTTGTGAATCGCTGTATGAATGTAGTTATTTTGATTAGAAAGTGAGACTTAAAATGAGTACTGTAAAATGTATGGAATGTGGCAAAGAAAATACCTTTGCGGATTTAACCAGTGATGTAGCTGATGATAATAATGAGATAAGTTATTATTGTGCTTGCGGCTATATCCAAGACCCAGAGGAATTTGATTAAACCAGTATTTTAAAGAAAGAAGGTGTAAAATGGACATAGAGCATTATATGGTTTATTTAGAAGACGATGGAACAATGGATACCGTTTTATCGGTGCAATCAAAAAACGATGATGAGGACCTAATTATGGGTAAAAAGGAATATCGGTTTACTGATGATGAAGGTTTTTATCGGGACGAAGACGGTGCTATAACAGAATCGGGATTTTTTGAACTGGCGGAACAAGCTATTGAGATGTTTGCGGAAGAGGTAGAAATCCTTAATTTTAATCAGGAATAACCGATAAACCGACAAGATTATGCGGGATTTTCAGAACAAACCGACCAGTTGGTATGTAGGATATAATTCAAGATATTCTGGGTATGGTCTATGCGGGCTATGTATGGTATACCTTACATAGGACACGTAAACCTTTACAAGTAAATAAGTTAAATGGCTAAACCTAACCTGCCTATGTAAAACCGAGTATATCC